CGTTGGCCAGGGTCCAGGACGGCGGTGAATACACGTACGCGACCGTCGGCGATCGCGGTGAGACGGTACAGCTGGCCACCTACGGCAAGCTGTTCTCCATCACCCGCCAGACGATCATCAACGACGATCTGGACGCGTTCTCCAAAATCCCGCGCCGCATGGGGCGCGCCGCCATCCGCACTATCGGTGATCTGGTGTACGCCATTCTGACCAGCAACCCGGTCATGCGCGACAACGTCGCCCTGTTCCACGCGACTCACAAAAACCTGATGGCTGGCACGGGCATCAGCACCGGCTCTGTCGACGCGATGCGTGTCCTGATGGGCAAGCAGACCGACGGCAACGCCGTGCTGAACATTCGCCTGGCGCAGCTGCTGGTGCCTCTGGCGCTGGAGGGCACCGCCAGCGTCGTGCGCGACAGCGAATTCGAAGTCGGCGCTGCAACCAAGAACAACACCACGCCGAACTTCGTGCGCGGCACGTTCGAAGTCATTTCCGACGCCCGTCTGGACGTCGCTTCCGCGACGGGCTGGTATGGCACCGCAAACGCCAACACTACCGACACCGTGGAAGTGAGCTATCTGGATGGCGTCGAAACGCCAACCCTGGAACAGCAAAACGGTTGGAACGTCGATGGCGTCGAATTCAAGGTGCGCATGGACGCCGGCGTAGCGCCGCTGGACTTCCGGACCATGGTTTCGAACCCTGGCGCCTAATCCTTTCGCTTCCTTGCCGTCCGCGCTTGCGGGCGGCATAACTTCCTTAGGAGCCATTCATGGCAAAGAACTACGTTCAAGAAGGTGATGTGCTGAACTACACCGCCGGCGGCGCTGCAATCGCCAGTGGCGCCGTGGTGCTGATCGGCGCACGCATCGGCATCGCGCTGGGCGACATCGCGGCCAACGCCACCGGCACGGTCGCCGTCACCGAGGTCTGGCAGATCGCGAAACTGGCGACCGATGTTGTCGCCATCGGTGTCGATCTCTATTGGGACGCGGCCAACAGTCGCCTCACCACAACCGCTGGCGGCAACACCAAGGCCGGCTACGCCACTTCGGCTGCCGGCAACGGTGTGACCACGGTCAGCATCAAGATCAACGCCTGACCATGTTCGACCTGCTCGAAGCCAGGGTCAACCAGGCCGCTATGAAGAAGCTGGCCAATGCGCTCGCGCGCATCGGCGGCTTGGACGTGCCGGTAATCTTCGACGCGGAGTACAAGGTCGGGATGGTTGGCGTCGTCGGTATGGGCGCATCGCAGCCGCAACTGGTGATCAGCAATTCCGACGTGCCTCCCGGCTTTCTCGATAGCCAGATACAGGTTGGCGGCCGGTCGTGGACGGTCGTTGAACCACAGCCTGATAGCGAGTTGCCGACTGGGCTGACGGTTGTTCTCCTGGAGCGAGCATGACGACAGCTCACCTCCAGGTAGCTGCAAAGATAGCGGCGGTGCTGTTGGCCGCCGGGGTCGCTGACGGCAAGGTCTATCGCGCACGTACTCGTGCCATTAGCAGCGATTCGCCCGTCGGGGTCGTTGTCCGCTTGACCCGCAGCGCTTCATTGCTCTCATCGGTTAAAGGCGGTCCAACGCAGTGGCGGACGCTGGTTCAGATTGAGTGCTATGGGCGGGCGACCGGAGGCCAGCCTGACCAGGCTGCGGACCCCACCGTAGACCAGGTCTTCGACGCTCTGGCAGAAAACCCCACACTCGACAATTTTGTCATGTGCGTTGAGCCATTGGAGGGGGACACGCTCTCTTGGGACTTTGACGAGATGGACACCAGTTTAGGCTGCACGACGGCCAATTTTATCGTTTCGCATCAAACAAAAGGAAGGACTTTGACGCCATGAGTACGAAAACCACCAAAGGCGCGGATGCCGGCGCACTCGCTATCCCTGCCGGCGAAAGCAACGTCGCTGCCGTTCAGGCTGAACCACAAAAGGGCGGCAGCTACGTCCGCACGCCGGAAACCGGTGCCATCGCCCGGGTCAACCCGGACCCAGCAGATCAACCTGTTCAGGAGTAATACATGGGCCGCCTCATTCGAAATACCGCCATCCTGGTGAAGCTGGAGACGACCTACGGTCAGGATGCCTTGCCGTCGGGCGCCGCCAACGCGCTGCTGGTGAGCAATCTGTCCATTAACGTCCTCAATGCTCAAAACGTCGCGCGCGACGTCATCCGCCCGTATTTGGGCAATTCGGAGCAACTGGTCGGCACCCGATACAAAGAAGCCGGCTTCGATGTCGAGCTGGTCGGTTCAGGCACTGCGGGTATCGCGCCTGCCTGGGGACCGCTGATGCGCGCGATCGGCTTTGCCGAAACCTTGACGGCGACCACGCGCGTCGATTACACGCCGGTTTCGACCAGCTTCGAATCCGTCACCATCTACTGGTTCGATGACGGCGTACTGCACAAGCTGCTCGGCGCGCGTGGCACGGCCACCTTGAAAATGAGCGTGGGCGAAAAGCCGATGCTGAGTTTCAAGTTCGTAGGCATCGACGGCGGCGATACCGCGCTTGCCGCCCCGTCCACGACTCTGGACGCCTGGCGCGTGCCGCAGGTCGTCGTCGATGCCAACTCTGGCGACTTGACCTTCGGCGCCACGCACGCGGTCGGCATCGCGCCTGCGCTGGAAACCGGCACGACCTACCCGAGCGAGGGCATCACGATTGACTTCGGCATCCAGACGCCTTTCCAGTCCCTGCTGGGCGGCGAGTCGGTACCGATCACCGATCGCAAGGTCACCGGCGCCATCAAGCTGGAGCTGACCGCCGCGCAAGAGGTGGCGATGATGGCCGACGTCAAGGCCGCGACGTTGACAAGCCTCGGGCTGCAGCACGGCACGGTCGTCGGCGACAAGGTGCTCGTGTTCATGCCCGCCGTGCAGCGTACCGACCCTTCGAAGGAGGACAAGAACGGGAACCGCATGATCGGCTACAAGCTGAACATCAGCCCCAAAACCGGCAACGATGAAATCCGCATCGTCACCAGCTTCTAACCGGCTCCGGCCATAAACAAGAAAGTAAAAACATGAGCGCCAAATACAAAGTTGTTGTAAGCAATACCGTGATCGTGCCGGTCAGCGGCAACACGAAGGACGGGAACGGCCGCACGGTGCCGTTCAAATTCTCCCTGGTCTGCACGCGCAAGGGCGCGGACGATCTTAAAGACGCGCTGGAGAACGGCGCGCTGACCAAGGAAGTGCTGCGCGAGGTCACCACCGACTGGCGCGACCAACGCCTGGTGCTGGAGCAGGACGATTCGCCTGCGCCTTTCAACGCCGAATCCTTCGATGCGCTGCTCGATATCGCCGGCATGGCCACCGTCTGCTTCAACCGCTATTACAAAGAGAACGGCGCAGCGGAAAAAAACTAGCCAGCCTCGCCCGGCTGTCGGCGCTCGGACTCTTCCATTCGGAAGCCGATGCGCGAGCCCGGGCGAGTACGGTGGATGAGGCGGCCCTTGCGTTCGGTCTGGTCGTGGTCTGGCCCGAAGAGCGCGAGGAGCCACCGGAAGTCTACCTCTGGCCGGAGAACGTTGAGATCTGGAAACTGTTTCAAGCGCTTCGGACGCAGTGGAACATCGGCGTAGGTGGTCCGACCGGTCTCGACTATGTCAACGTCGAGGTGGTCTTGCGAAAGTGGCGGGTAAAGAGGTCCGATGAATGGGATGTCTTTTCGAAGATTCAAGTAATGGAACGAGCAATGCTCGATGCCTGGGGCGAGAAACGTAATGGCTGAAACAAGGGTAATCATCACGGCTGAAGCGAACCAGGCGATCCAGGAGTTTAGCCGGCTTCGGGCCGAGGCGAGCGGCGCGCTCAATCAGATCGGTCGCGGCAGTACGCAGCTCGACCAGGTCGGTGTGTCCGCCCGCCAAACTGCCGCTGCGCTGCGCCAGGTGCCGGCACAGTTCACCGACATCGTCGTCAGCCTGCAGGCCGGTCAAAATCCCCTGACGGTCCTCCTCCAGCAGGGCGGCCAGCTGCGCGATATGTTCGGCAGCACCGGCGCCGCCGCGCGTGCCCTCGGCGGTTACGCCATTGGTCTGATCAATCCGTATACCGTTCTTGCTGGGGCCGCCGCCGCCGTCGCGCTGGCGTACTACCAGGGAAGCAAAGAGGCGGACGCCTACACGAAGGCGATCGCACTGTCCGGAAATGCCGCCGGCGTATCCAAGGGGCAGCTCGCCGACATGGCGCGCGAGATCGGGAAGGGGAGCAACACGCAGGGCGCCGCCGCAGCCGCGCTGGCCGAGCTTGTCGGTACCGGCAAAGTGGCCCGTGAAAACCTGCAGGGATTCGCACTTACTGCGGTGAATGCGGAGAAATCAATCAAGATCTCGGTGTCCGAGACGGTTAAGGATTTTCAGGATCTCGGCAAAGCGCCAGTTGAGGCGACGTTGCGCCTGAACGAGAAATACAACTACCTCACCGCGTCGGTCTACGAGCAGATCCGTGCGCTTGAGCGCAAGGGCGACCTCGACGCGGCGGCCGATGTCGCGCAAAAAGCATACTCCGCCGCCATGGATGCCCGGTCGGCGACGCTGAAGGCCAACCTCGGCACGCTGGAGTCGGCGTGGGAATGGGTGGCCACGAAGGCTCGTAAAGGCTGGGATGCGATGCTGGACATCGGCCGCGAAGACACGCTGACGCAGAAAATCGACAAGGTCAAGAAGCAGATTCAGGGCATCGACCTGGAGCAGATGTCGTTCGTCGGCAGCAGCAAGGAAAACAAGGCGGAATCGAACGTCAGGAAGCTGGCGCTCAAAGAGCAGCTGGAAGGCCTGGAGAAGACCCAGCGCGACCAGGACCGCGTCAACGCCAGTAAGGCGGAAGAGAACAACCTGGAGCAGGCGCGCATCAAGTGGATGCAGGACGGCGAAAAGTACCTGACGCGCCAGCAGCAATTACAGGATGCGATCACCAAGGCGCGGACCGAGGGCGCCGCCGCCGGCAAGACCGAACAGGAAATCAACGCGCGCGTGGCGCAGGTCAGCCAGAGCTACAGCGATATCGCCAACGACTCCATCAATGCGCAGATCGAGGGCATCAAGCGCCGGGCTGCGACCGAGGATACGGTCACGCGCCGGTCGATGGACCTGCTGGTGAGCAAGCACAGCGTCGGCTTGGTCAGCGAGGAAGATTACATTCGTGCTGTGGCGCAGCTGGACAATGCAGCGTTCGAGAAGGAAAAGGCGCGGCTCGCCGAAGAGTTGGCGCTGACCGCCAAGAAACAGAATAGCCAGAAGGACCAGGCGGCTCTGCGTGGACAGATTGCACAGGTCGCGGCCGGGCAGACCACGCGCGCGCTGCAGGCTGAGAATGAGCTGAACGAGCTCGAGGTGCGCAACGCGCGCACTGCCGCCGACAACTATGCGACCGCACTCGACAAGCAGGAGGCGGCCACGCGCCAGGTGGCCGAGCAGCTGACCGCCCAGCGGGACTACAACGCCCAGATCGGGCTCACCAAGAGCGGCATCGCGGAGTTGGCGGCAGCGCGCCTGGAAGACCGCGCCGCCCTGGCTGAGCAGAATGCGGACATCGCCGCCGGTGTCGACCTGAGCGGCCGCCTGTCTGAGCAATATCGGCAGCAAGCGCAAGGTCTTCGCGACCTGGCTGCGGCCCAGCGCGAGGGCGCCGCCAAATCGGCCATCTCCGACAAGTTCAGCCCGAAAGATCTCGAGGACTTCCTGGACCCGGCAAAGGCGAAATCGTTTGGGGAGTCGTTGAAGGACGCCTTCGGTGGCGCCGGCGACGCGCTGACGAAGCTGCGCACCTCGCTGGACGACTACGGAATTGCGCAGCAGACGATCGAGCGGGCCCGTGCGGCAGCCGCCGTCGCATTCGCCGGCGACGCAAATAAGTTGGCAGCGGCGAACGCGACAATCGCACGGAAGGAGGCGCAGGCGCGCGTCGGTGCGTACGGCGACATGGCGGGCGCGGCGAAAGGATTTTTCAAAGAGAATACGGCTGGCTACAAGGTACTTGAGGGGGCTGAGAAGACCTTCCGTGCGCTGGAATTGGCGATGGCGATCGAGAACGCCGTCACCAAGAGCGGATTGCTCTCCGCCTTCACCGGCCTTTTTGTCGCCAGCAAAGCGACCGAGACTGCCGTCGACACCACCGCCACCGGCGCGTCGGTCGTCAACTCGGGTGTGCGGGCGGCTGCTGACGGCGTGGCGGCATTCGCCAAAACGCTGGCATCCGTTCCATTCCCGTTCAACATAGCAGCCGGCGCCGCAGTAGTAGCGCTGCTCGCCGGCATGGGTGTGGCAATCAGCGGAGGTGGCGGCGGCGTCGATGTGTCAAAGCAACGTCAGGAAACGCAAGGGACGGGTACCGTTTTCGGCGACAGTTCGGCGAAGTCCGATTCCATCGCGCGGTCCATCGAACTTGCTGCGACGAATTCCAGCATCGAGCTGACCCATACCGCCGGCATGCTGGCATCGCTGAAGGCAATCGAAAATTCGATAGGTGGCCTGGGCAATCTTCTGGTTCGGGGCTCCGGTCTCACGGGTAATGTTGCGGGCGGCAGCAGGAGTGCTGCGGAAAACCTCGTCAACAACGATACGTTCCAGCTCGTATTTGGCGGGGTGATCGGCCTGGCGTTCAGTAAGTTGGATCAGGCGCTCGGTGGCTTTGGCGGGAAATTGGCTAGTTCGATATTCGGCGGCAAGGTCACTGCGCTCGATACCGGGCTCACTGCGGACGCTGCCTCGTTGTCTGCGATTATGGCGGGTGGCCTGAATGCTCAGCAATACACCGACACAAAGAAGTCCGGCGGCTTGTTCCGGAGCGACAAGTACAGCACCTCGAAAACTGACCTAGGCGCGGAGGCCAACGACCAGTTCGCCAAGGTAATCCTCGGAATAGCCAACACCGTCACGACGGCTGCCGGCCTGCTGGGCGTAGGTGGTGACGCGTTTACCCAGAAGTTAAATTCGTTCGTGGTCGATATCGGCAAGATCAGCCTGAAGGATATGAAGGGCGAGGACATCCAGGCTGCGCTCGAAGCCGTCTTCTCGAAGTTGGGCGACGACATGGCTGCGTTTGCGGTTGGCGGACTGGAGTCCTTTCAGAAGGTGGGAGAGGGCTACTTCGAAACGCTTACCCGGATCGCGACGGATTACGCGAACGTCGATTCCATCCTGGAATCGGTCGGCGGATCGTTTGGACAGACTGGCCTGGCCAGTATTGCTGCGCGTGAGCGCCTCATCGACCTGGCCGGGGGCATCGATGAGTTGGCATCGCAAACCTCTTCGTTCGCCGCGGACTTCCTTACCGAGGCCGAGCGCCTTGCTCCCGTTCAAAAATACGTTACCGACCAGCTGGCCGCGATGGGCCTGCAGAGCCTGGACACCCGCGACAAGTTCAAGGACTACGTCCTCGGGCTCATTAGTTCGGGCGCTCTGGCGACCGATGCCGGCGCACAGCAATACGCAGCGCTCCTGGCGCTGGAGAGTGCGTTTGCAAAGACGCACGCGGCCACGGTCGACCTCACCAAATCCGAGCAGGCCATTGCGGACGAGCGGCAGGATTTGCAGGACCAGTACGACGAGCTGACGATGTCCGCCGCCGAGCTGGCCGAGAAGGCGCGCGCAGCAATCGACAGCCACAATCTGGCACTCTATGACCAGGTGCAGGCCGCACATGCGGCGGCAGCGGCGCAGGATGCGTTGTCCGCCGCGCAGGACGTCGTCACGAAAGCACAGTCGGGCTTGCTGGCTGCTTACCGGCAGCAGCGCGCGGAGCTGCAGGGCGTGGTTACTGCACAAAATGCTGCTGTGGCTGCAACGCAGAAGCAGATCGAGTCGCTGAAGTTGGGCACGCTGTCAAACCTGTCGCCTGAGCAAAAGTATCTGGAAGCGCAGCGGCAGTTCGACGTTGCAGCCCAGGGCGATGAAAAGATCGCTGCAGGTCAGGCGCTATTACAGGCGTCGCAGGCCTTCAACGGATCGAGCGAAGCGTACAGCAAGGATTATGCGAAGGTGCAGGCGCAGTTGGCGCTGCAGGTGGCATCGCAGCGTGCCGCAGTCACGACTGCGCAGCAACAGCTCTCCGCGCTCGACACCCAGATCGGCAAGTTAATCGATATCGACTCCGGTGTAGATACGCTAAATAGCACGATGATGGGTCTGCAAGAGGCAATCCTGACGCTTGGCGCATCGATGTCTGCGCTGGCGGCCGCCGGCGAGGCGGCCGGCAAGCCGAACA